CCTATTAATTGTGTAAACATTCCAGCATTAGCTAAACTTGAATTAAGTTGTGATTGAGCAGCAGCCATATAACCATTTGCTCTTGCTACATTTCCAGACTGAGCTGCACTACCTAATGCTATACCTTGATTCATAGGTTGTTGTCCTGTTTCTTCAATACCAGCACCATAACCAAACATTCTATAAGCATCTTCATAAGGTTTCATAGCTAATTGTTGACCCATACCATAGAATCCCATACCTTTTTGTAAATCTGCATCTCTTTGCATTTCAGCTCTTGCTTGAGCATCCATAGCTAATGCATTATTTTCTCTGTTAAGAGCAGTTAAATACTCCATTCTTTCTGGGTTAACATATCCAGTACCTTCTGAATTAGCAGTTGCTTGACCCATACGACCACTAGCAAATAAATTATTAGCTAACATTTGTTGAGTTCTTTCTCTATCAGGAGTTAATAAATTTTGTACATTTTGATAATATTGATTAGCGTCTGCTGAAACATCTCTAGTAGTAGCTTCTTTAAATAAATTTCTACCATAGTCTTGAACTACATCAGCATCTTCTACATCTCCAGTTCTAGGATATGAAAGAGCCTGTGTCATATACATATCTCTTAGTTGTTGTAATGGTGGAGATAAATTATAACTTGCTGTTAAATCTCCATAATTAAAATCAGAGTCGCCAAAGTAAGAACCAGAGACATCCCATGGCTTGTAACGAGCCATTTCTGCTGCTTCTCTCTGAGCTGCCGCTGCCTTTTTACCTGCTGCTGTTGTTCCTGTTATTGCTCCTACAATTGAACCCATTATTTCACCTCTTTCTCAAAAATATATCCTACTAGTTTAAAATTATACTTCTTTATAAATGCTTTATAACTTTTTCTTGTTGTACCACCTAAAATAGTTTTACATCCTAATTGTTTTGCTAATTCATTCATATACTCATCCCAATAACTACCATCACCATAAACATTAATACATACAAATTTATCTCCATCTATTTTCCAACTCATGAACCCGTGTTCATTTTCTATTAAATTTGTTTTGTCTATGTATTCACTATTAGATTTTTTTAAGAATCTAGCTATATCTTTATTATTGATAAACAACCCAGTTTATTAAAACATCATCTGAAGACATACCACCTAAACGTTCTTCTGTATGTATATCAAATGTAGTCGTAGTTTTATTACTTCCTGCAGAAGTCATCATAGTACCTCTAGAATTAGCATTAGGAGAATTAGATGCCATAGCTACTATTACATAATTAGTATTTGGCATAGCTGTAGTAAAAGTTACTCTAAATATACCAGTTGCTATTTTAGCTACACTACCAAAGTTTTTACTTCCTGTGCCTACTGATAAAGCAGAACCATTAAAATATCCAAATCCTCTAGCTCCATAATAAGGAAGAGTACCTGTTGTAGCTGTAATTGTTGTATTAGCTGTAGATTCCCAAACAGTTCCATTTGATGTTAGAACATTACCTGATGTTCCTGGAGCTACAGAAGAAACTGCTGATGTACCTTCTCCTATAACAACTGCTTTAGAAGGTAGTGTACTCACACCAGTACCTCCATCTGCTACTGTTACATCTGTTATACCTACTACTGACCCTCCTGATATATTTACAGCATTTGCATTCTGTGTTGCCATTGTACCTAGAGTGCCTACTTTTGATTGAACAAAAGCTGTTGTAGCTACTTGAGTAGTATTTGTTGAAGTTCCAGCAGTTGGAGCTGTTGGAACACCAGTTAAAGCAGGGCTAGCTAAATTAGCTTTACTAGCTACTGCTATAACTAAATTATTAAATTCTGTATCAAATTCAGAACCTCTTATAATTTTTGCTGTATCCGAAGAAGGTAAAGAATCCTTTGCTAAAAAGTTTGTTGTTTTTGTATAATTAGTCATTATGAAAGTTTTCCTGTTTTTAAAAATAAATCTATTTTTTGTATACTTAATGCTTCATCATCTATAGTAGCATCAATTCCAAAAGCAAATGTTTCTCCTTGTCCACCTAAAGGCACTTTAATATTATGCACACCAATTCCCGGAGATGAGAACTTACTTACATTATATAGTGAACCTGCAGTATTATATTTTGCATATACACCAGTACCTAAATCTCTTGCTATTGTTACAGTTCTTGGATTTAATGTATAGTCGTATCCATACTTAAATACAAAGTCTTGTTCTCCAGCACCATCTACAACTAGATTAGCTCTTTTTAAAAACTTTTTAACTATCCTACCTTGAGAACCTACATCAGAAAAAGTAGATTTATAAGTTAAATCATAAGTTGCTGCATTATCTAAATATCCTGCATAATGTCCTATTCCATTCTTAACACCTAGTAAAAACCTTCTGTCTGTTGTTTGTAAAAAACTATTAAACACATCTCCATTAGTTAAAGACCATGTAGTTGCTCTTGCTGAACCATTTTCTAAAGCACTCCTTAAATCAAAATAAATCATAATATTATTTGCTGGAAATAAAATAATATAAGCTGCTTCTGATTCAGAGTATCCTGCTTTAATTAAATTAGGTGTAACCTCTATTGGTAAATAACTTGTTATGTCATCTCTTATATTTAAAGATAACTCTCTCATAGGTAAAGACTTTTCTTGTATTGTTCTCATTAAAGACCTTACACCTGACTTAGATAAGAATATTAAATCTGTGCCTGTAGATTGTATAGTATCTCTAGATACACATCCTACTCCATTTACTACATCTGATAAAGACATTGTAGCTGGATTACTTGGATTTTGGTAGACTACTATATTATTTTTACATAGTATAATTAAAAATCCATTATGAGAAGCTAATCCTACTATCTCATCATTGTTACCTACTACTGAACTTATATCTAATACACCTGAAGAACCTGCAGTAAAATCTGTAGGGTCTAATAAATCACTATAAAACAAAGTATGTTTATTAGCAGTAACACCTGCTGTCCATATTCTACCAAAAGCTGCTAAACAACAATCAGGGTCAAAAGTTGTAATACCACTTGGTACAGTTCCATATGTTCCTATTTCTTGCCATATATAAGTACCACTAACACTATCACTTGTACGTCTCCATACTAAAGCTATATTACCATTTTGTGTAGCTATACCATAGTTTAAAGCAGATGCTCCTGAACCCTTAGCTAATGACTGCATTTGCCATCTACTACCTGTAAAAGTTCTACTAACTGTAGTTGTTTGGTCTGCTGCTTTAAGTGTATGTGCTGTTAATGTAGTTGTTCCTGTAAATAGTTTACCATCTCCTGCAGATAATATTTCTGTACTTCCATTTGGGTCTACATGCTCATGTAAAGACTCTATATATTTACCAGAGCCTAATGTTCCAACACTAGTAGTTAACATATCAAAACCTTTTCGACTAGCTAATCTACCTCCTTTATCTATTACACAATTATTTGCTTTTTGTGCATAGCCACTATCTAAGCCTACTCTAGCATCTTGAGTATTTATTCCTAAAAACCCAGGAGCTAATAAACTAACAGAGGCTAGTTGTCCTGCCATTATACAGCACTCCAAACAGTTTCTAAAGGTCTTCTACCAGCTTCTATTGCAATGTAATCAGATAGTAATTGTCTATATTTAAACTCTTGGTCAGAGCTTCCTCCATCTTCTCCTCTTTCACTAATAGCTCTAGCAAGTGTTCCTTCTATTACAGGTTGTGCTGGAATAGTAAGAGCATCAGAAGGTGATACTAAATCTTCTTGTGGTTGTACTATATTAAATCTTAATGTATACTCACCATCAGGTATAGGATAAACATCTACTTGTGCGTCTCCTCCTGATGTAACTCCATTAAAAGCATAGTAAGCTGGAGCACCTTTAGCTGGTGTATCAACCATAGCAAAGTTTTCATCCATCCATTCAGTAGGTCTAGAATACATCCATCCTTTTTGAGTTTCATTATAAGCATCTAAAACTCTAAATCTAGTTCCTGCATCTGTAAGTACCCAATTAAATAAACCATCTTCTGTAGTAACTGTCATTGTATTTCTTAATGCAGACCAATTCCATGCATTTTCTACTTCGTTTTTAGTTACATTAACTAATCTAGAAATAAGTTTAGAGTAATCATTCTCATCTAAAGAAGTTACTTCTTCTTCCCTTAATCTAACTAAAACACTATTTACTATTTCTAGATACGTCATTTCGACAAGTTCCTTTTAAATTATAATCACCTATATCTGTTACTGCTGCACACCACCATTCACCATTAAAGAAAAAAGCATCTTCTTTACATTTATTACATATAGCTTTTCCTGTATCTACCACTTTACTTTATCAGCCCAATATGCTGCACTAGTCTTTCCTTTCGCTATATTTTTTCCATGTCTTGCTTTAAATGATTTACGTTTAGCTTTCATTCTAGCAGACTCTCCTGCTTTAGGTTTACCTGCAGTAGAAGCGCCCTTCTCACCAAACCTAATCATTCTATCTTTACCATTATCTTTAATAAGAACTACATGAGATTTTTTACCCTTAGTAGACCTTTTAGGTTTATTATATCCTGCAAATGTTTCACCTCTATATGTTACACTCATCTATAACTCCTAGTTTTTTTAGCTATCTTCTTTGGTTGTTTTACGTGTTGCTTACCTTTTTTATTTCCTTTTCGTTTTGCTGCATTAGTAGCTTTTTTTTCTTTTTCAGTTAAAGCATTCCAAGCTGCATCAGGAAGATATCTTTTTTTACCTTCACTCTTTTTACCATCAGAGGTTCTCCACTTTTGTTTTGTCCATTTAGACAAACTCTTTTGTGATTTAGCTTTAGCCACGATATCCTCCACCTTTTGCTTTATATTGCTTAGCTAACATCTGAGCTTTACGAGCTGACCATTGTCCAGGTTTACCTCCTTTACCACCAGCTTTAATCTTATTAAAAAGACCTTTACGCATTGTAGGTTTAGTGTAATTACCTGCTTTATTTACAGTACTCTTTTTCTTTATCATTTTTTCTTAGGCTTAGTATGACCATAACCTTTTTTCTTTAGCTCTAAATGTTTCTTTTTAGTAAATACCATTTGTCCTTTACCAGTTTTAGAGTACATCATGTGAGGTTTCATTTTTTTCATTTCCATTATGCTCTCCTTTTCTTTTTCTTTTTGTTTGCTTCTTTAGCTAAGTTCTTTTTAGCTGACATTGCTTTTAAGTTACTTTTTCTATTATCCATTGCATTATCATTCTTGTGTGCTGCGTGGCGTTTATCACCTTTTTTAAGTTTAAGCTTAGTTCGTGCAGCATTACGAGAAGCTCGTTGTTTAACTCTTTTTTTCTTTTTTTCCTTTTCCCACTCAAGTTCTTTTTTATAATCTCTTTTTCCATTTGTCATAAAAGGCATTACATATTACTCCCTACAAAAATAGATGCTACTACTAGTACCAAAGGTGTTATTGGCATTATTGTTATGAATAATAAAGCACCTATTATTTTTGTTTTCATGATTTAGCTAACTGACCACCAAAATAAAATTCTATTATTATAGTAGCCCATGTAAATATCTCTTCAAACTTATATAAACCATCTACTGTTGTTAATCTAGTTCCACCACCTATTTCTATTCCAAATAAACTAAATCCACTATATTCAACAGGAACAGTTACATCCATTCCTAGCAATCCTGCTAAAGGATATATAGATACTAAACCTAGTATTACTACAATAAGAAATCTACGATTCCATTGAGCGCCTTTAGATTCTTTATCAGAAGCTTCTCTCGCTTTATCTATTTCTATAGACTTAGCAGATAAAGCTTGTAGCATTAATTTCTGCTCAAGATGTTTTTGCTTAGATTTAATAGCTGCTAACTTTGCAAAAAAGCCCAAAGATATAGGTATTAAATGTGTAAGTAATGACATCATGATATTTTAAATCCTGTCATAGTATAGACTGCTACTACAAAAGCTAATGCAAGCATACCTCTAACAGACCATTTTCCTACTTCTATCCATTTAGTGTCAAGCCAATCTTGTAAAGCTTCTTTTACTAATTCCCTATCCCTTAATCTTTTTCTTTCTTCTATTTTCATTATACTTAGTTTCCTATTAATATTGATGGTTTAAATTCTTAGTATTTCTACTTAGGCTTAGGGTTATCTTCTTTTACTTTTGTTATTGCATCTTTCCATTTTGTTGTGCCATTTACAATATCATGGTATCTCATATCTAGTTGGTCAGGTATACTTGGATAAGCATCTCGCCTTGCTTGTTTATATGCTTCTGGGTCTACCCAGTTATTAATAGCATCTAAATCTAATTCAATTTCTTTTCCGTCTTCATCCCAAGCATACATTTCTGTATTACTTTTAACTTTAGTTTTAACTGCTTCAGGATATAGTGTATGTATAGCTTTCATTATGCTGCTACCTCCATAACTGTTATTGATGGTTTTGCATAACCTAATGCACCTGAATCACTAGGGTTAGCAAAAAAGTATCTTGTACCACTTTCTAATTTTGCNTACATTCCGTAGGTTCTTGCAACAGTTGAACCTGAAGTTGTTTGTGCTTGTAGTTGTATTTGAGTAGCATCATTTGAATCATAGCTCATATCTCTTAATGAAGAATTACATTCTTGCCTACTACCTAAAGCAGCAGTATTAACATTTAAACTATTTGTAATATCATATAATTTAAAAGCACACATTCCAGTTTGATTATTTCCTCCAAAAAGAAAATTACAAGTAACTATTAATGTGCTATCTGATGCTTTAGGTGTTATTGCAACTCTTAAATCAGAGTCTGGTTCAAAAAAAGCTGTACTTGTAGAACTAATTAGTCCTGTATCTGCTTGAACAGATACTACTTGTAATATACTTCCAGTAGTTCCTGATGTGACAATTGTCCCTGTTTCTGTAGGTAATGTTAGGGTATTAGTTCCTGCTACTGCTGGTGCTGCAATGGTAATAGCTCCAGAGGTGTCTCCTGTTAATACTATGTCAGCCATTATTCATCTCCCTTCGGATATTTAGCTTTTACTGCTAAACAATCATCTATATATTTTTGTACTTGTACATTATTACCTTTTACAATACCATCTAGGTAATCTGCATAAGGAGGATATTCTGCTTCTCTTTGTTGCTTGTATGCTTCAGGGTCTACCCAAGCATTTACTAAAGCCATGTCTATTGCTACAGGTTTTCCATCTTTGTCCATTGCTCCTGCTGTATCATCAATAGATACTATATGTGGGTAGAGTGCATATATAGCTTTATGATTTATCATCCTGCTACCTCCATAACTGTAATTGATGATGGTCCTCTTGCATCATAACCTGTTGTATCTCTATCTTGAGTTGTTCTGTTAATATAAAATACACCACCACCTTGCCCATCTTTTCTTGTTGATGCTTGAACTTTATATGTCGTTGCACTTGTAGTTGATGGTGAGTCTAAATACATAATAGAACTTCTTTGCATTATTCCATCATTACTAACATTTTGAGCAAATGTAATACTATCTATTGGTCTGTTTCCTGCTGTATCTGCTCTATAAATTAATGTTGAATTTCTTACTAATTGTGCATGACCAACATAATATGATGCAGTTAAAAATAAATCTACATGAACTAATATTTTACTTGATGTAGATGATGGTGTAATGGATACAGATAGACCACTTACATCTACTAAAGATGTTGATGTTGTAGAAAAAGTATCTGATTTTACTGCTTGTAATACTTGCAGTATTTTACCACCACCTGTTAAAGTCTTACCACTAGCCATTGCGATACCAGTAGAACTTACTGTAGCAATCGTTGTCCCTGCGGACTGTAGTGCTATCTCACCACTTGTATCAGAGGTTAGCTTTAGTCCGTTACTTGTATCTGCATTAATTATTGTACTCATATTATACTATCACCCATCTTTGCCCACTAGGAACTGTTACTGTTATGCCACTATTGACAGTAATTGGACTAGCAGAAATACCATTATAATCTGTAGGAAATGTAAAACTTGTTGCTACAGTATCAGAGTTTAAAACAATACCATTAGAAGCACCTATCTGTGGTGCTATGCCTGTATTGTCACTATCTTGAACAACTGCTTTTTCAGCAGGGTAGGTACAAAACACATCACTTGTCCCAGATAAAGTAATTGCTGAACCAGCATTACTAGATTCCAATATTGTATCTCTAGATAAAGTTGTGCCTGAAGCTGTATAAGTGCCTAGACCTACTTCGTAGTCATTACCACTTGTAATGGCATAGTAAGTTGTATTACCATTACCTATAGCAGCAAAAGATTGAAAACCTGCACTTGCTCCAGCTAATGTAACTGTGCCTGTACCTGTTGTCGTTGTGGTTTCTTTTACTCTATCTTTTACGATAAGAGCCATATTTTATCCTTACGCTAATTCTACAGTTAAGTTGCCTGTAGTGATTTTAAATATATCACCTGAATCAATAGTTTTAGAAGAATCTAGTGCTGTGTGGTATAACATATTTCCACCAGAAGCAGCATCCCATAAACCTATCCATCCTACAGTTCCCCATGATGCAGTTGCAGTTGGAAAAGTAACATCTGCATCTGTAGCAACTAAACCTGATGTGCCTGAAGCTGTAGCAAAA